TTCTTTTCTTGATAAAAGAGATTTTCATATCCTCTATCAATAATTGTTTGTAGTGTAGCCCATCCGATGTTGTTGTTCTCAACAACTAATAAAGCATCGTTATATTTAGTTGCCAGTTCTATAAGGAAGTTTCCAAACTCGGTTGTCCCCAACTGACCTTTATATTCAGCAACTTGTTCCATCTCTTCTATATCAAAAACTTGAGCAGTTGAATAGTCCGTTCCATCTCCACGAGCTACATCAGCTGATATTAAATAATTTTTATCATAATTTGGGTAATCCCATATCCAAAGGTTTCTATCAAATCCACTCTTCTCGTTTGGTTCACAACATTGATTTTCTTTGTACCATTCTAGTATAGCAGGATCGACAACTGAACGACCTGAACTTAAGAAGTCAGCATCACATTCTTGAGCCGCCTTACTCGGTCCTAATATTCTATCTTGTTCAGTTCTCCAACTCTGGTCTCTTTCAGGATGGTCTGTCCAATGAAGTTTTATTGTGTTGAACTTATTTAAACCATCTGTAGCATCCATCCAAGTTTTATGAAACCAGTTACCCACACCATTAGGTGTTGATATTCCGATACATTGACCACCAGTAGCAAGTGTTTGTTGAGCAGCAGTCCATATCGTATCAATTTTATCAATGAAAGCAGCCTCATCAAGTATCAGTAGGGATAGAGCTTCAGAACGACCAGCAGATTCATTAGAAGCAATAGCTTTTATCTGTGAACCATTCTTAAATATAAGTGAAAGTTTGTTGTTTTCCACAATAGCAGTTTTCAACCAATTAGGTAAACCTTCATACATGATACGAACTTTTGTTACCAAGTTCTTTGCCGTATCTTTTGCAGTAGCAATACATAGAATATTTTTATCAGCATGAAACAACATCATCCATAATGAATAAGCAGCTGTTAGGGTGGATATACCTAACTGACGAGATTTTAATACGACATTATAATCATGTTTCTCGTACTCTTCCAACACATCATACTGATAAGGATAAAGTTTAAATTTTATCTTACCCCTCTGAGGATGTTGTATTACACAAAACTCATTAATAAAGTATGAAGGATCTTTAGCACACTTTAAATAATTTTGTTTTATTGCTTGTTTTAAATTACTCATATTTTATTTAAACCTTGTTCGTGATTTGCAATAGCGTTTGCTACAGTTTTGTCAAAAGCACCGTCTGCTTCTTTTATGTCATTCATTTCCGATTCATATTCAGCAAGAACAGCTTCCCATCGTTTTTCTTCTTGTTCTTTTACCCAATCTTCCCATTTACCTTCACTTTTCAAATCAACCTCAAAATCTATCTGACAATGATAGCATCTTCTCATTCTATTGTATGTATCTTGGTCAATTGTTTTAAGAATTAACTTTTCACAATCTTTACATTTATCAAATCCTCTTGATGGAACTTTAGTAATCTGTTTTCTCTTACCATCTTCTATCTTCCAACTACGACCATTAGCTTCTGTCCACTCTTCTCCTTCTTTTCGCATACTGATACTTGTTGGTGTGTAACCAACTCTAATTCCACCTTTACCACCGACACCAGCTATTAACTTTTTTACTTTTTCTATATTTTTTCCCATATTATAACCCTATACTTGATCTATTATTCCTTCTCGTTTTTTATACCACTTTCTAAATTTTGCTGGTGTTCCTATTTCAATTTTATTCTTAGGAACATACTTTAACATATCTATTTGCCAACTACCAGGTTTACCATCTGGATGTTCCCAATAAGGTTCTCTAGTTACTCTTGACATTACGAAAGCATCTACAACTTTTGTATCATAAATAAGTATTTCATTCCACCACGCAGAACGCTTATCCTCTGGTGTTCTAAGATTTTTCTTTATAAGTTCTTTATTTTGTTTTAACCATTTGTTTTGCCAGTCAAAAAATTCTTTGATAAATTTATTTATAAAAGGATTAGTTTCTTTTTCTACCATCTTTTTGTATTGATCGTAAGGCATCTTTTCATCATCTTTCATCCATTGTTTTTCATACTTTTCTTTAACCTTATATATCTCATCAAAAAGTTTTTCTCGTTTCTTTGGAATACCAGCTTTCTCAAAAGCCTTATTAAATATCGTTCTGTCGCCTGTAATATAATGTCCTGCAATCCATCTACGACCTGTCTTATCAGGTAATGTATCAAAATCCATATACTTTGTTGCTAACAATGTTCCTTTCATATAAAATATGACACCACCTGTACCTGTCTGAACACCTCTACCTTTTGCTAATGGTGAATCGTTATTAGCACGAGTGAATGTTGATATGGATTTTTTCTTACCGATTACCTTACTCAATTGTCTTATATGGTCTGGTGATGTGACATGAAATGAACTGATAGGTTGTTTACCAAACATCGATTCCATCTGTTTTGGATATAGAGCAATATGATCTCTCATTGATATCATATCCATAGTAGGTTTCGTATGAGCTGGAAACCACATGGTTTTACCTTTATGTGTTAACCATGCTTCTTTTAGTAAATCTTTTAACTTAACCATTAGAAAAACATCAAACCTGTTATTTGATTTATAGGAGCAAAAGCACCTGTAAACTTATAAATGTTTCCATTATATTTAAATACCAATCCTTCGGTTGGAACGATAGCATCAAATCCACCGATAGCATTTAATCTATCCAATTGTACCTTTAACTTATTTAACTTCTTTAAGTCACCACCACTTCTTACATCAGAGATAGCAGATTTAAGTTTCTTTCTCATGTTCTGTACTGACTTTGCTGGATTAACAGCTAACCACCCATCCATATTCTTCATTATTTCAGCACCAACCTCAAAGAATAATTCTTCGAATGGTTTCATGTTTTCTTTTACCATTCTAGCATGGTCTAACTTTTCTGTGTTTAAAGACCAATCTAAAAACTTATCGTTCTTTATTGTTGCTTTCATATCTCTTATGGAAAATGATTTATCAAAGAAAGCCCATCTCATCGTAAGTCTTTTAAGAACATTTGCTGGTATTTTATATTTAAATTGTTTTGCAGCATTAAAGATGAACTCTTCCCAAAATCTCTGATGATATAATCCAAGTGTATCGTTATCCTTAAGAGCAAACTGACTCTGTAACTTAGATAAACGACCATGAAATCTTTTTTTCATCTTACCAAAATCTTGATGTTTAGGCACTTTAACAAAGTTAGGTTTGGAAATCTTATAGTGTTTTTGTATGTGTTGGTTGACTTGTTTTATCATACCTTGTAACATTCTTGCACTATCTTTTGCCTGTCCTATCGGTCTACCACTATCATCGTACTCGATTGCTCCATGAAAAAGTAACTCTGTAATATCATAGTTTACAACATTTTCACTAGCAGGCCACATGACCTCTAAACTCATGAATTTACTTCCGTTACCAAAAATCTTATCTTGTTGTTTTTTGGAAAGAGCACCAACTGCTTTTGATAAATCTCTCATCGCATATACAAAAGCGTTTCGTATAGCACCTCTACCCTTAAATTTTTTCTCTACATCCTTGATGGATAATGCCGTCTCACCTTTGTTTTTAATATGTCCCTTGTTACGAGCAGCGATAAGTTTACCATCCTTATAACTTATCATTAAATTTTGACCATCGGTCTTCTCTGTAACATTATCTTCTCGGTCAAGTTTACCACTTAAACCTAACTCGATAATCTTCATCAAAACCTTGAATGTTAACTCTCTATCATCAAACGGATGATTCATATGTCCGTAAGCTCCACCCATTAATAATAACTCCCTTCCATTTCTTTCTAAATTACTTGTAAGTGAATAAACCTCTTTTACAATATCGTATTCATCGTGTTGATCATCACCATCTCTTTTTGGTGTCAACTCTGGCTCTTCAACATCCATCTGTTTTGCCGTCTTTGGACTATCTTTTATGGTTAGATTTCTTTCTTTAGCCATGTTATCTACATACTCATAGTCTTGATTCTTTAAAATCATATCAATATGGTCTAACCATTTATTCCATAATTCAGTACCGACATAATCAGATAGATTTTGAGCACTCGGTTGATTGATACCAGCAGGACCAAACGATACGTTATCTACAGGACCATTTGGATACTGAGTATCCTTGTAGTAAGAAACATCTTGACTATTATAGTTATCAACATTTACTAACAAATCAGATAGTTCCCATCCTAATCTTCCAGCCTCAATATCAGCTCTTTTCGTATAAGAACTTAAACTTGAGAACATAGAAGGACCATCATCTGTTTCTACACTATCAATCTGACTATTCTCAAATATATGAACAAAAAACTCAAAGAGCTTTTTGAACTTATTCGTCATCATAATATACAACCCTTTATCGTAATATCCAAATGTTTTTTTGAAAAAGTTTTTCTTATCCTTGTCACTTACCTTTGGGCTACCTAACATTTCTCTTGTCTTTGTACCACTTATGTTTCCAAATTGTGGAGCAGTAACAAAGTATCCATGTTCTTCAAATCCTCGTATATCACCTTTACTTTTTTTATAATCTTGGTAATATGTTTTACCACCATCTTTTTTTGTACCACCTTTTAATCTACCAGCATCTTTAGTACCGAAAGCATAAACTACTGCTGTTGTTTCAGAATTAAACTTCTTAAGTAGATTGTCTGCTACATATGGTGTCTTTTCTTGAACGATACGATTCTTTGGAATACCCACCTTTACCATGTGACGAACCTTTTCCTTAAAGTTCATAGGATGTCTTGGTGGTTTCTTTATGTTAGATGTGGTTATATAAGCTTCATCAACTTGTTTAGCTAACCACTTATATGTAGCAAGATGACCTGAATGAAAGGGTTGAAACCTACCACCGAATACACCAATGGTTTTTTTAATTTTTGATTTTTGTTCTATGAGTCTTACATCAAATCTTTTCTTTGTCTTCTCATCCCTTACATGAAAGTAAGACTTACCTCTTTTTTTAATATGTCCTATAACTGTCCATTCTTTAGATTTTCTTTTCTTATCAAAAACTTTATCTGTTACAGTCTTTTGAACTTCTTTTAATTTTTTGTAACCACTCATAGAGTTAGTTTTGTTCTTCTTAACTTTTTTTCGTGATGGATGACCTTGTATAGTTCCATCACCAGCAACGATACCACCCATATCTTCAACAATAGGTTGAGTTATTTCTTCTATTAGTTTCTTTAAACTCATATGTTTAGTTCCAGTATGTGCTTCATCTTTTCTTCAATCGGATGTGGCAAACTCTTTACATCATAATAACCAAACTCAGAATGTTCATGGTCTAATGTAGGTTCAGGTTTACCATCTATTTCCGCTTTATATATCTTAGATATGCGGTTATATTTACCATCTTTTATCGTACCTAAATATACTAAATCTTTAGGGTTAATGTCAAGCATTGTTTCTTCTTGTAACTCACGAGCAGCACCTTCACGAAAAGTTTCACCTTTCTCGACACCACCAGATGGCACAGACCAAAAGTTTGGGTATTTACCTTGAGTTTCGGAACGCTTTACTAATAGAATTTGTCCTTCAGATACAATAACAACACCACCTACTTTTCGTGGTGGTTTGTTAAAATCAACTTCTTTTAGTAAATCTTTTAGTTTTGGTATAGACATAGATATTCTCCTACATCTATAAATATATAAGTTTCAAAAGAACTACACTTCTAATGCTCTTCTAAACCAACCGAAGTAGAACTTCTCCAAATCTGGTTTACGAGTCACCAAATCAGCATAATACTTAACACGATAAGCACGAACTCTGTCTAACTCGACATTTTCCATAGCGGCTAGAGTCTTAGGACCCATCCCACCATCTACCTTAAGTCCAGCACCTTTCGCATTAGCAGATTGTTGTAATATCTTGACGGCTCTACCACGACCTTGATTTACACACATATCAAAATAAATATGTTTTAAATCATCGGATAAAGAATCTACTTTGTTACCATCCCAATATACTTCTTTGTATATTTCTTTAGCACCTTCTTTGGTTAGGTTTTTTATATCCACATCAGGATGACTTCTTTTGGCTATACCAAAGTTAGTTTCTCCACCTGGATCTTTCGGGTCGTTTACATAACCACCCTCGTGTTCTAATACAACTTCGATTATATCATCGAAACTTGTGAGGATTTTATCTTTCATTATTTACTCCTAATTTATACATAAATATAAAGTTTGTGAATTATTCATTATCGGTGAGTGTCGTTTTTAAAGCATTGAAATCACTACTACTACTTATTTGTGCTTTTAGAGTCTCTACTTGTGAAGATAGCTCTTGTATTGCTTTTATCATTGGTGATATAAATTCATTATATCGTAAACTCAACTCGGGATTTGGAATAGCAGTAAAGTTTTCCATTTCCCAATCAGCAGTATCTCTTATGTCTTTTTCACTTCCACTTACACTTGCACTAACAAACATTCTATTTTCAACATATCCCCCAAAGTTGTCTGTATGGACAGAAGACTTAGCTAATGAGGAAGAAACTTCTTGTGCTATTAAACCATAGTGTGATCTACTTTTTGACAACCATTGATACTTTACAGGATTTAAATCATTTATAAAATCTAAACCTAAATCTGAACCACTTATCTGTGTTTTAAGATTTCTATCTGATGTCTGTATCGTTCCATTTGTAGCTCGAACATCATCCCATCTAAAACTAGAATTACCCAAATCATAAGTATTATCTGTTTGAGGTTGGCAATGACCAAAAACCTCTATTGCTCTAGTTCCTCTAGGTATTGTGATTTGTTTGAAAAAAGTATTATTGTTCATTGTTCCAAGATGAAAATCATCAGAATCTTCATCATAAACTATTTTTGCTCCGTATTGTGGTGAGCTTACACTAAAAGTACCTGTTTCGTACCAAGTTATACCACTTCCATCGGTTTCAGCGCCGTCTTGAGCCCGAAAGCTTATCCAATTATCGTGGGTATTTGATGTGTTACCTACTTTTAAATTTCCACCTACATCTAAATCATTAGTAACACTAACAGAACCACCATCTTGATAAAGTGTTAATAAACTATAATCACTTGTTGTTAGGTCATTATGAAATCCATCTACTACTTTAGTACCTATAGTAAATTTTCTTTCACCACTTGTGCCATCCATAGTTCCAGCATACCAAGCGTAATGATGACCACTTACAGCATGATTATAGGTTACACCTACAGGATAATCATCTCCAGTATCTCTTATTTGTACTATTGTACCATTAGAGCTACTACCTCGAATATCTAATTTTTGAGCAGGCGAGTCTGTGTTTAAACCCATTGCTCCACTTGGCTTTACTACCATAACGCTGGTATCATCAGATTTCATTACATTTAAAATCTTATCACCAGTATTTGAACTATCTCTAGTATGTTTTACTTCTAAACCATATACATTACCACTTGGATTATCATTATATGCACCTATTCTTATTCCATTATTAGATTGTAATACTAATCTTCCGTTATGACTACCAACTCTTATATTACTAATAAAGTTTATTCTAAACGTATTTTGTATTGTACCACCACCATTTGGCAAAGCGGTACTAAAGTCTATTGCACAATCAGCACTAGACTTACCAATACCAATTCTTACTTCTGAACCAGCACTCCTAACAGAAAATAAATCAGGTGTTCCGCTATTACTAGAATCTTTAACATGAAAAATCTGACTTGGCGTTGTTGTGCCGATGCCGACCTTGCCGTTTTCATCAACAGTTAACTTTTGAGAATTATTTATAGCAAGATTTACTGAACGACCTGTTGGAGCATTAACCATAGTTGAACCAGCAGAAGATTGTCTTAAAGCATAACCTACACCACTAGTTCTTTGGTCGTAATGACTAAATGTAGCATAATCAGATGATACACTATGTAAAGCAACCCTTCCAAGAACAGTTGTTATATCAGTATCATTTACACCAATCCAAGTGTTATTATCAGCATTAACATTTACATTATATCCGATACCTATTCTGTTTGAACCAGCAGTTGAACTCACATCAGCACCATGCCCGATAAGAATATTCTGTTCACCCGTTGTGATGGTGTCGCCCGAATCACTACCTATTAATATATTTCTTGGACCTGTGGTGATGTTAGTTCCAGAACCTTTACCGACTGCTACGTTATCTCCGCCTGTTGTGACATCATACAGAGATTGATATCCGATCCCAACATTGTAAGTATGTGAGTTACCAGAAGCACCTCTACCTGCTTGATAACCAATTAAAATATTTCCAGTACCAGTTACATTAAACTTACCTGTTTCAGAGCCAAGACCAATGTTAAACTGACCACCATTTGTTGCCACAAGAGCTTGATATCCGACTGCTACGTTCATTTGACCTGATTGTAGTTCTCCTAATGCGGAATGTCCGACTGCTACAGAGTAATCAACATTTGTGTTGTTAGCAGATGTTAGAGCATTCCCTCCTATTGCTACCACTCCAGCAACACCTGCAGTTCCTGTTGCATCTAATGCATAAGCTCCTATAGCAACATTAGCTGAAAATTGTCCACTACCACCCAGTCCAGCGTTGTAACCAATAGCAACATTGTTATCAGCACCAGAGTTGTCAACATTTCCCATAGCAGTTACACCAATAGCAACATTTTCAAATTCACCACTATTAGCTGCACCTAAAGCTGATTGCCCGATTGCAATATTATTTCCACCATCGGTTAAAGCATCAGCTGCTCTATACCCGATAGCGACATTAGAATATCCTGTTGTAAAAGATTTAAGAGCTTCATATCCAAGAGCAGTATTATACTGACCTGAACTATACGGAGCAGATTCATTTCCTGTACCAGCACTTTTACCTACAAATGTGTTATA